GTCATTGTTTTCGGGGCTCCTGATTAGGGAACACCGGAGATGATCAGTCACGTGGATTTGCCAGCCTGACTCCGAGACGTATTGATGACGTCCCGGGGACTGGGCCCGATAGAAGTTATTGGGGAGGATCAGCCCCTGGCGGGGTGGGCCACCGTGCAGAAGCACAGTGGTCCACCCCATCCGGAGTGAGGTCTGCGTAGAGGACGCAGAACCCACTCCACCCAAGACCCACTCTTGACGGGAGGGGGCCACACAGGATTGTGTGTGTAGCAGGCGTGATAGTTTTGAGACGTGTCAGGGTCATGAGACAGTTTTAGAACGTATCTAGGTTGGCTTAAGGTGAGAGAGCCACTGCCAGGGTCGTCACAAGAAGGACGGCGGTTAGGCAGGCTCCGAGAACCATGGTGATCTTATCGGGAAGTGATTTCCTGATGTCAACACTGAATGGTCGGAGGCTAGATGGCGGTGAGGGCGAGCATTCCTCGCCCTACGGCAGAACTGGACATGAACGAACGAAGCGTTTCAATCGCTTTCTTCTCGATATAGGCACCTATCTTCTCCGCGGATGTGGAGAAGATGTGGTTGCCAAGAGAGGTAAGTGTTGTCGCGGCGTCACGGACTACCGGGTTGAACCGAGGGCCAGGAGTGGCGGCCAAGTTGAGGGCATCAGAGGCATCGAAGATGTACTCCAGATGCATGATGAACTCGACCTGGATGCACGGGGTGTTCGCGGGAAGCCCGTTGCCATAAATGGTACCAGGGTAGAACCCAGCGAAACCGCCGAACATGTCGATGATGCCGTTGGTCGTCACCTGAGCGGGACTGTAGAATAGCTGCGGATTCTTGGCACTATGTTCAAGAATAAAGCAGTAACCCTTACAGTCATCCAGAGCGATGTCTGCTGCCTTGGAAGCGGCGAAAGAGGTCCCGTTGACCTCTGAACCGAGATGGGTACAGAGGGCGTTGCCATTCTCGACCGCATGAGAGCGAAAGTGGAGCATGCCAGATGCAGTCAACGAGGGAGCGATCGAGGTGACTCGAACTCCCACGGAGACGATCCTGAACCTGTCCGCACCGGCGAAGGTGGGAACAGGAGCAGTGGCAAGCGCTACAGGCTGCTTCATGTAGGGAGCGGAGGAGGGAGCGATGGAGGCCCCAATGCTATCATACTCGGTATTCGGGGTGATAAACACACCCAGAGTACCGTCGGCGAAGCTATTGTATGTCTGCATGTATCGAACGGTGTACGGAAGAGTCCGTGCCGAACTATCATCAGGGTACTTAGCTCCGACGGCATGTTCGCAGAAGGGATCCACGAGACCGCAGGTCTCGTGGGCCATGCGCTCGACATCCGGAGAGGCGGTGGCGCGGGGTTTGGCGAAGGAGCGAGTGCTCTTCGTCTTAGAAGGTGCCTTAAGCACGGGCCGTGAGGATTTAATCTTCATGGCGGTTGTTGTGTAGTGGGGAAGGCCCGACACAACCCGGAGACTGTCCATCCACGCGTCCTCATTCGAGGGGCGCCGTGCAGTCGTTCGGCATTTTGGTTAGCACGGAAGTATTAAGTCGTAAGACACCGTTTTGGGCCAGAATGAACCACGCGTGGACTCCCTGGTAGCTTTAAGTCCTACCAGACTCTCGTCGGACCTCACCCGCGACGCTTGCGGCTCCACCCCGAACTGCGCTCCTTAGGAGTGTAGTCGGGGATCAGGCCTTGGGCGACGTTGATGGCTCGAGCGAGGCGGTACCGCTGGCGCCCCAGATGGGGGTGGGCGGCCGCCTGGCGAACCAGAGGGGGTGGGGACGGGGGAGGCGAGTCCTCCCACGAAGTGTCGTACTCAAACGGCACCTCCGGGGCGGCGAGGACGGGGGCCTCAGCCGCGATGGGATCCTCCTGGATGGGAGAGGCCGGAGACTGGGGCAAGAGTTGCTCCCAGCCAGGCCCCGACAGGGTGAGCCACCGCTCCATCCACTCCTCGTCGTAAGAGACGACGCGGTAGGGGAAGGAGGTCATCGCCTCAGGCGAGAGCATGGTGGCCCGACCGTGGTTGGCGGTCTTAAGAAGACGCGTCAACTCCCCGTTGGAGAGTCGGGTAGAGGGGGTAAGAGACCCCCCCTCCGGGACCCCAATCCCCATGGCGAGGGGAGTCGCCCGGATGGACGTGTCCGGGTCGAAGGGGGCCAGGCCCAGATCCAGTGGCCCGATCGCCGGTCCCAGATCCGTCGTGGTGATGCGGAGAGCTCCCAAGGTGCCAAGGGAGGGCGCACCAGACGGCGGAGCCGAGAGGAAGGCGAAGGGCTTAAGGGGATGATCCCCCACTGGTCCCACGAATCCCTGCCGCGCGGAAGCAAGGAGGCGGGCGGCGAGGTGCCGCTGGGGTTCCGAGAACCGGGGGACGACGCCCTCAGGCACCTTGAAGCCCAGACCTCCAAGGAGAGGATGGGCGAAGATGTTGAGGGTGTGACGTCCGAACCGGGTCTGCCGACGGAGCTCCTCCTTGTGGTAGTGAAGGAAGAGAGCGTGGGCGCGAGCAGTGTTCATCGCTCCCGTGACCGCCCAGTCATACCAGGTGGAGAGGGAGGTGAGCTCGTGTCGACCACGCTCGTCGACAGCCTTGGAAACTCCCAGGAGGAGACCCACGTTGATGTAGCCGTGGATCAAGAACTCATGGGAGTCGTGGAAGGTCCACTCGGGGAGCTCCTCAAGGTCGGCCCAGGAAACTGGGTTGATGACCGAGAGGGAGCCCGAACGGGTGGGGTCGAAGGTCCAAGTGGCTCGCCCCGCAACCCGGCTCAAGGTGACAGGAGCCGGAACGGGGCGGTACTCCAGGGGGAGGGAGTTCACCGTGAAGAACCGAGGGTGAACGAAGTTCTTCCCAAGGGACAGGGTGAAGCCCACCGACGAGGAGCTAGAAAGCCAACGCAGGTACTGCGCAGGATCAGCCCTGAAGAGGATGTCATCACCGTTGATGAGAACGGCGAGAGTCCTCAGGCTGATCCGCCCCGCGAGGATCCTCTGTCTCAGATCCTCTGGCAGAGACTGAACGTAAGTGAATAGGTTCAGAATGCAGAGGATAGGGAACGAGAGGATGGAGCCCATGAGCTGCCCGTTCCGCTGGAGAACGGGGGGCTGTTGGGCTTCCTTGGGGTAGACGAGTACCTGCTCGAGCAACACGGCTTCGAAGTGGGGAATGAGGAGTAGATCCTCACCCTGGAGCTTGGACAGAACCTCATCAAGCACCATTTTGGTGGCGTTGATGTTGAGGCCATCCGTAGCGGCAGAGTAGTCCCCAGAGACGAAGTCGGCGTCGGGTCGACGACCAAGGGAGGCCTCCTCGCGGGCCTGAAGGTCATAGGCGTTCTCCGTAGAGAAGGTCCGAGACGTCAGGTCAAAGCAGGGGAAGTCCCCCAGATACTTCCAGAGGGCGCGCTGGAGGGGGCTCGACAGGAACGAAGAGAGGGTCTGCATCTTGGTGATGATGCGGATCTTGAGGGGTTCCTGGAGCGCTACAACCTTGGAGAAAGGATACGACCTCCACTCCGTTGGGACCTGTTTAAGGGTCTTGGGGGGCAGGGTCGAGTACTGGAAGTCCAAGGGAGCCGAGACGATGCGGGTCCACTCCCCCCGGGAGGGGGGGAGGAGACCCCTCTCCTCCGTGACCCCCTGGTCGGTCGGGATCATACGAACCAGACCGTCCATGGGGGAGCCAAGGAGGGAAGAGAGGGTCTCACGGATCTCCTCGCGGGCACCACCCTCCACGCGGGAGGAGGTGTTGGAGGCGGAGGTCGAGGCCTCAGTCACCGTCAGACGTCCGAGGAGGTCCTTGGGGTGAAAGTTCCGGAAGAACACCTTGAGAAACTTGCCCAGGTCCGTGGCGGTCTCCGAAGAGAGGGCCGGGGCCGGGGTGGAGAGTCCCTTGGCGTGCTTCTGGTAGGCCCCGGTCACAAAGGAGTCCGGGACGGGCGCGAAGGCTCGCTTCGACTGGGCGATGGAGAAGCAGGCTCGATAGAGCTGCGGAGCTGAGGCCGAGTCGGTAGGGTGGCATAGGCGGCGCCAGAACTCCCGAAGACGACCCCCGAAGAGGGGGGCGCCCTGGGGGAGCCCATGGGCGGACCAAGAGGCGGGGATGGCGGGTAGCGGGTTGTGGAGGAAGGATGCCAAAGGGTAATCCTTCCAATACTTCACGTTAGGGACGAAGTCAGAGAGCGACCAGAGGGACATAATGTCCATGGCCGCGAAGACATCCGTCGCGGGGGCCAGGCCGAGGAAGTCCTCGTCCCGGCAGAGACGCCCGCCGGCGTCAAGGAGGGTCACCAGGACCGCCCGGAGTCCCGAGAGAATCTGATAGTTCATCTCGGAAATCCCGACGGCCTGGCAACTGGCGCGAATCCCTCGCGCCGGGGGTGGGCGACCGATGAAGGTCGCCCGGGTGACGACGTCCCCGGGTCCATAAG